CCAAGGCCAGGTCAGTCCCCAAATCGACACGTTCTCCCTCCACGACTTGGCCGGCGCCGTCCATCGCTTCCCGGAGGAGGTCCGCGAAGGTTACGCCGCCGACTATAAGGTTTTGCTGCTGGAGTTGGATCAATGGTTTATCCGGGACAAGTCCGCCGATCAGATCCAGGCGGCGGAGGATGTCCAGAACGACACCGGTTGCTCTCGCGGCCTGGGTGTCGTCGGGGCCGATCGCCTGGCTCCACCACCGGAGAAGAAGCCGTTCATAGCGGGACTTCTGGAGCGTGTATTCTTGCTCAACCGCCTCGGTGTCGGACTTCTTAATCTCCGCCAGGCGGCGCTTGACGTCGTTGTTTATCTGCGTCTTGGATACGCCGAGCTGCTCCGCAATAGCTTGCTCCGACGCTCCGGCCTGCTTCAATTGCAAGACCTGGGACCGCCTTAATTCGGCGCCGATCTTCGTCCCGTTTTGTAAAGCCATGACTTATCCAGTGACTAATTTAGGCGCCGGGACAATCAATGGGACCGCCGTCCGCCAGTTAATCTTGTGATGAAGCCGCTTATTGAAGTGTCCCATTAGCCCGATTGTTGTGCAAGAAGGCGCCGCCATAACTGTATAGAAGGACTTCACATACGTGCCAGAGTCCAGATATAACTCGGTCATCCCGCCGGGATTCGTTTGGGTCTGAAGTTGCTCAAGTTGCAATTGCATATCAGTAAAGAATAAATCGCCGGTGCGGCCAAGGGAGACATAAGTATTCACATCGTCGTTAATCCGCCCTCGGAACAAGAACGGCTTTTGCGTATCACAAACAAAGCTATTCATTGCTTTTCTCTTGAATCGCCGAGGGCTACTGGAGCCACCCGAATCACCAATATGGTCGCCGCCTTGGGATAGTGCGACCGTTTTGATTGGCGTGGTCTCAACGAATTTGACCAACGCATTAAAGACCGCATCAAGGTTCTTGGTTTTCCAGGCGTGGTATTCTTCAGCTATTGAAGAACTCAGCCGGTGACCTTTCCCCATTCTGTGGTACTTCCAATGGGTATAATCATCATCAAGTTGGATGAAGTAACGATAGCCCGCTTGCTTCGCCAAGTCCCAACAGGCGTTTCTCGCCCAGAGGGCAGTCCTCCGGTCGGAGAAGTTATCAAACGGGTCGGTATATCGTCCGACCTCATCCTTGGAGAATACCAGAACATCGTCGCCATAGATTCGCTTGTACTCCTCGCCATCCGCATCCTCGTCATCAATCACGATAAAGACCTTCCCGGTGTAACCGTGAGTTCGTAGCGTCCGGTATGTAATTACTTTATCCGGTCGGCCGTGAGTCAGGATGAATGCGCAGAAGTCCTCACGCATACGGATAGTCCTCGGTGAACGCCGCGTCGATGTCCTCCTTGAGGCGTACAAAGCCGTTAGCGATGGCTTGGTCATAATCAACTATTACGAGGGCCGACCGCTCCATCAATGCCTGGATGTTCGGGGAGGAGTGAGCATAGTAGTTAGCGATGCGTTGAAAGTTAAACGCAACGTGTCGTTCGGCAGCGTCCAGGAGGAATCGTTCTATGGTTGGCGGCAATTCCGCTTGTCTTATCTGACCGATTAACTCATCGGCAGTGCTTCGGTCGGTCAATTCTTCAATGGCCGGTTGCGGCCCTGTCGGGTAATAGATCGGGATGTCAACGGTTTGGGTATAGGCGTTGTCGGTGACCGGCTCGGTCAGGTCCGGCATCGGCATCCGCTCCCCATTAGCCAACGCCTCCAGCATATCGTTAACCGCTTTGTCGGCGAACTGGGTGTGGTGGAGTAGGTCGAGGAGTTGGTCCTGGTCGGCTTGGGCCATCATCGCCAGCGGGTCATAAGTGAGGAGCATCTTGTCCGCTTCTTCTTCGGTCACGTCCACGATCAGGACCGGGACCGGCTGGTCTCCCATCACTTCTTGCCGGAGGTGGCCGTCGATAAGCTCCAGGCCGTCGGGAGTTTCGCGGGCGATCACCGCGTCGGCGAATCCTATGTCGTCAAGAACGCCACGGAGGGCGGCAACCTGGGCCGGCGGATGGCGCCGCCAATTCTTAGGATTGGCCCGGAGTTCCGACGCCGGGACGCGGCGCAGTTCCTGAACGCGGTCTCTCATCGTCATGCGGCCATTCTATCACAGAGTGCAATTCAGACGCATCCAAGGTCGGGACCGCGGATATTTACCGGGTTCTCCAGCGGGATTTAACCTCGGCCCGGACGCAAGCCTGGCAGCGGCGGTGCGTTCCCTTGTCCAGGGGCCGGGAGTCCGCCCAGCGTTGCTCCAGGCAGTCGGGACATTCGGCCCATATATATTTGCGCCCGCTGGTTTTGCCGAGGTCGCTCCCCCGGACAATATCGCCGATATTAGGCATTTCTGCACCTCTCAATATATGATCGACCTCCACGGCCAGGCTGTCAGCGAACCACGGCGAACAGGGAGGTTTTCGTTGGCTTCAGTGGTTTATCGTCCGGGCCTTTAACATAGGGTTGGATGTACCGCGGGCGGTGGCTTTTAGAGCCGGGATAGAATTGATTCCGCCAATGGCCCCGGACCAGCCAACGGCAAGAGTAGTCGATCGAAACAGACTCGTCGGCGTTGGTCGCGGTACTCCGGCGCCGGAGTTGAATCACCTTGATTATAGGCTCGGCGGCGTAGGACTTGGGCAGGTGTCGGCGTATTGGCCGGGCTGCCGGCTGATTCTGTATAGTCACGCACTCCTGGCGGATGAAGGCGAAGAATGAGAGGATCAACTTACTCATCCATTGCCCCAGTGCGTACTCCTCCGGGAGACTCTCATCTGTTCTCCCCCATTGCTGATCCCAGCTAGCTTCCCAACGCCACGTCGACATCCCGGCGCAGGTCATATGCGCCGTTTTCGGAGTTGATACAAAAACGGCGAGATTCAATCCGCCGAGACCTTGACGCTGCTGATCTAAAGCTGGCCCCCATGCTAATCCCTGGAGGTCCCAAGGATAAGCGTGGGGAAACGGAACTACGACCGGCTTTTCAAAGAAGGCCCAACCATAGGGCCAATTGGGTCGGACATCTCCTAACGGGCTATCGGGCAGAGTATCAAATCCGCCCAATAATACGTCGGCGATCTCTTGCGAGATATAATATGTGTCGCCCTGGCTGAACATATCCACCATCATCTTTTTCAATCGCCGCGGGGCCATAATCGGATGAGCATCCTTCTCCGAAGCCCTTATACCCTTATATATGTGCTCACTTTCACTACCGTCATGTTCCCACCAATTCAACATCGCTAATTGACTCACAAGCGCCTCTGAGTAAATCATCTGCACCTCCCCAAAATTCGCTCGATCTCCCCGTTTAGTCCGTCCGGGCGCCAGAGGTAATACTCCACGCCGGGACAGGATGCCAGCGCGTCGGCCCATTCGTCCTGTCCGGGGAGCCAACGGCTCCCGGCTTTGTTCATCCGTCCCGTGGTCAGCCGGCCTTTGGTCGTCTTGAGTTCCGCGAATATCACCCGGCGCTGGACCGGATGCACCATCCGGAGGTCCGGCTCGCCCGGCTCGGACTTCCGGGCGTCGTAAGTAAAGCCGACGATCCAGCCGTGAGTGCGAGCCAGGTCGATAACGGTCGCCTGAAATTCCTTCTCGGTTATGAGTTGCATCGGATCATCAGCGGATCAGTTGCCGCCAACACTGGCCGCATAATCCCAGGTTGCCGACTCCTGTGCCGCCGCTGATAGGTCGCTGACACTTCGGGCAAATCTCTGACATATTACATCCTTTCTCATATCTAACTAATTATCAAAGGTAGCGCGATTTGGGTCCGTGATTCGATAGCCTTCTGGAGATTCTTCGCCGCCACTTTGAAATACTCGGGCTTTAATTCGATCCCTATAAATTTGCGATTATGCTCTAATGCGACATAACCTTCCGACCCAATACCAGCGAATGGACTCAGGATTGTATCGCCTGGATTGCTCCAGAGTCGGATGCATCGTTCAATAACGCCAAGTTGTAATGGCGCTATATGTTTATCATCTTTTTCAGTGCGAGCCTCGGCCTTATTCAACGTGTCACTTTCCCTCAATCCATACCATACTGGATGCGCCCATGTGACCCAATCCTCATTAGTGATGTCCGGATGGATGGCAATGATTGATTCTCCGGGCTTACGGAATACCAAGATAAAATCGGCCAATCCGGGCCGTAGCCATGATGCATCCTTTTTTAATTGTTTGAAAAGGAGCGCTTTGCTATGGGTTCGGATGGCCTGAGCTTGAGGATTCTTATCTATCGTGACATCACCGTGATAGTCAAATCCCTCATCTGTCATAATCTGAATAATCAATCCTCGGAAATCCTTTAACCCTATGAATCCATCATGCGCCAGTTTCGCAGGGACCTGGGCCACATGAACCGCTACCAATCGCCCTTTCTTGGAAACATGAAACAATCCCTTTGCCACTTCTTTATACATCGATCCAAATTCAGCATCATCATGACTATTTCCTAGATCACGCGGATCGGCGGAATAACTAAATAGGTCGAGGAATGGTGGACTAAATACTGTAAAATCTATGGAGTCCGGAAGCATCGCCGATAATTGGTCGCGGCAATCCCCGTGAATCAACTGATAATGCTCGGATTGAATAGGGGCTTGAAGGTCATATTCTTGGGATGCTGCCGATTGTCCGTTCAAAGCCATCCGATCATAATCGGCCACCCGTCCCGCCATTGCTTCTACTGTAAGTTGATGCTCTCGTTCTTTGTTTTGCACATTCTCCAAGACAACCCTCTCTATATCTGACGTTAGAATTATCACGTTAACCTGGGACTCCTGACCAAATCGCCAGCATCGGCGGATGGCCTGGTAATATTGTTCATAACTATCGGAAATACCCAGGAACATCATATTGTGGCAATGCTGAAGATTGAGACCAAATCCTCCGATGCGCACTTTGGTAATAAGGACCCGCGTACTTTGATCAAAAAACTTGCCGATGTCTCGTATCTTGTCTCCGAGAGAATCGGCGCCTTCCACCAGGACTGAATCATCCAATAATCTATGCAATTGGCGCCCTTCATCATTCAGTCCGCACCAAACGACCCATTGCTCGTCCGATTCGCCAATGATCTCCGCAGCCCGTTTCACGCGTTCTGCCATCGTCATGCGACGAGCTACCAATCGCCCCTCTACCCCAGCCATACCAGTCACGAATAACCGGCCAGTCGCCTGAGCATAACTGGCATGATCAACATCTACAAATATCGGCTCGATGTTCAACGGCGGAAGATGGTATCCATTGCTTGGGAATCCCAACTGATCCGGAGTTGTAAACATCATGCACCAGGTAGCCATCCATTCGTAAAAGGCCTCGACCGCATAACCTTTCAACCCCCATTCACCATCTCGATTTACGAAGAACGCACCCAACATCTCAGCATTAGTCATTTGCCCGAGAAATTCCGCATGATTACCCAGCTCAGTAACATCATTTGGGGCTGGTGTCGCGGTGCAACAAAGACGATATGCCACATCACGATACATCTCTATCAGTTTGCCGCGTGTCTTGCCATCGATAGACTTCAAAATCGAACTCTCATCCAATACAATGGCATCTATGGATTCCGCAGGGAAATGATCGACCATCTCATAATTGGTGACATAGAGACCGGGTCCGACTATATCGGTAGCGTCGCGAATGTAGGGAACAGTCAGGCCAAATTTGCGGCCCTCATAGCGGGTCTGTTGCGCCACCGCTAAAGGCGCGACGACGAGACCGCGGCCTCCGATGCGACGGAGCCATTCAAGTTGCATGATAGTTTTGCCAAGCCCACAATCAGCGAAGATCGCGCATCGCTCACGCTCGATAGCCCATTCGACGATAGCTTCTTGAAAATCAAATAACATCAGCGGCAAGCCTCGTAGGGTCGGGCCATCGGGACGTACTGCCTAATATGATAATAGGGAATATTCATGGTTCAACCTCCTTAGAATCCTGGCATCCGGGGCCGGTCCTCAAGCTCGGCCTCGATGTCCGGGGATGCTGGCTCCGAGTGGCCGCATGGACAGATCAGCAGAAACTCCGGCGGCTGATGCGGGTCGGGTCTCAAAAGCTCGGCGGTCATGGAGCCGCCACATTCCAGGCAAGTCCGTTGTATTATTCTCATGCTCGATAATCCTCCGCCGTATTATAGACAAGCGCGACCTCTGGCAGATCAGGATTGCCGGCATATAACCGGGACGCCAGCCGGTCGCCCATCCGGGAGGCCAGCGCTTCCTTGGTCAGATTGGTCGCCATTGCCAGCCATCCACCGGAGTGGAGCCGTTCCTCGATCGTTGTCGTTAGCTGCTCCCGGACCCAGGGCGTCGCCGCTTCGATGCCGATGTCGTCCAATAAAACGGTATGCCGAAATTGATACCAGGCCGTCAGGTCGTGTACGTCCTCGCCGGCGTCGGAGTCGTATGTATGCCGGAGGCGGTTCAGAAATGTGGAAGCGAGATCATACCGGACAGTCCGACCGCAATCGAGGGCGTGGCGCCCGATAGCTTCCAAAAGGTGGCTTTTGCCGGTCCCGGTCTGGCCGACCAGGATCAACATCTTCGGTCCTTGCCCGGAGGCGAACAGTCGCGCCGCCTCCAGCATCTTCCCGGTTCCCGGTCGCTCGATGAATGTCTGAAAAGTCCGGGGTATACCGCCAGTGGGAAGCGCCGCCTGGTTAATGCGGAATTGGTCGGTGCGGGCCTTTTCCTCTGCTATCCCCTGACACCGACACCGGGCCGACTGAAGAACACGCTCGGTCGGATCGCGGTCGAGTAAAATCCGGCGCACGTCCGGGTGTGTTATGTCAAAATAGCCGCAGACCTGACACTGGGAGTCGTCCGGCAATGCTTCGCCGGCGGAACGTATCCGTTCGAGTGCTGACCCTAAACTTTGCATTATTGATTAACCTCCTGTTTTTCTGGCTCCCGCGCCTCATGCGTCGCGGCAATTGCAACCCAATCCGGGTCGTTGGCCGATTGAGTCGCCGGGGCGCGGTTATTCCCACTATTGAATCGTGATCTGGACTTTAGTTGACCTTGACCTTGCCAGCTATCGCGGTCGCGGCGTAGCCATGCCTGAAATGTAGCCCAGGCGTCACGGTCTGTATTTTTTGTTTTTAACATGAAGGCTTTTAACTCGTAGGCATAAACTATAGCCATCTCAAGAGGTATATTTTGGCGGGTCCTCCACGCCTCGGCTTTCGGGTAGGAGTTTTTGAATTGTCGAATCTCTGATAAAACCTCATACCATTCTGGATGCTCATGGCTGTTTGCTGTTTGTGCGCGTGACGGTTCAATTGATGATTCCTTGACGGTTACTGATGGTTTGGGTGACATAGCTATGTCACCCTTTTGCGACTCCGGTGACACCCTTTCTGTCTCAAATGTCACCCTTTGTACGTCCTGGGTGTCACCCTTTATTTCGGGCGGTTCGCTAAAGGGTGACAATTTGACACCCTTTATTTCCGCTAATGTCTGCCGCTGGCTTTTGGGTTCAAAGGGCGGCTTCCGTCTGCCGGCGCCGGGGTCGAGTTTATAAACGACGGTATTATAGCGACCGCCAGCCAGCGACCCGGTGGCTATCGCCAGCCCTTGATCTCTCAACTCCTTCAATGTCCGCTGAACCTGGCGGACGCCGTAGCCGGTTTTCCAGGCCAGACGCCCAACGCTGGGATAACAAAAACCATCATCGTCGGCGTGGTCTGCCAGGGCCAGCAAGATTGATTGGGTATTGTGCGGAAGGTCTAGCTCCCAAACCTGAGTCATTATCCGGATGCTCACGCGTTCACCTCCTCATCCGATTATTCAGCTTTACCTTAGAAATGCCACGCCTTCATCAATGATCTCTCCTGGTTTGTAATTCTGAGGCGCCAATACGTCCCGTTGGATGTAGCCCATGTCAAAAGCGTCGTGGACGTTCATGGCGTCCGGTTCGATCTGGCCCGGATATTCTCGGAGCCGCGAGAGAAGGTTCGTCTTTTCGTATATCTTGAGTCCGGCTTTCCGGGCCTGTCCTTCCAGGTGCTCGATCCATTCCCGTGGAGGTCGGAACTCCGGCGTCTGCGTTGACGCACTCGCTCCGCCGGCAACTATCCAGTCAAATAGATCGAGGCGGTTGAACGTCAGCCGTTCCAGCATCGGTTCGCACGACAGCCACTTGACCCTGGCCCTGGTCTTGGCGAAGCACTCCTCGGCGTGGGGAATCCTGGCCTGGGCGTCGATGGTCGTACCGATCCAGGCGTTGTCGGGGAAATCAAAGTCGGGGAGCCGCGAGGGGAATTTGGTCAAGAACAGGAAATTCCATTGTGGGTTCTGCCGCACGCTGTCCAGCACCGCCTCGATCCACTCCGCCGGGACCCACTTCCCGAAAAGGTCCGCCATCGAACAGGTGAAAACGTTCTTCCCTCCGATATTGTTTCCCTGCGGAACCTTGGTGTGCATCGGCGCATCCAGCCGGGAGGGGAGAAACGTCGGGGCGAACTTCCACGCATAGAAGCGCTCGGCGATGTCCCGCGCATAGCAGTAACTGCAATTGTGGAGGCATCCGGTGACCGGGTTCCACGACCAGAGCGCCCACTCTATCGAGTCGTTGTCCTGGCGGTTGAAGGTCGCGGTGTCGCTTCGGCGCCCCAACATCGCTTGCCGGCTGACCTCGTCCATCGCTTTCCATTCCTCAACGGACGCTTGCGCCAGGAGCTTCCGGTCGGTAGCCGGTTGGACGTACAGACTCAGAGCCTCATCGCCGATAGACCTATCAGGTGATGCGCCGTTCCCTGGAAGGGATGGCGGCGTCGGTGTCGCCGTCTCGTCTTTAATTGCGGGCGGCTGCTCCCGGATCGCCGCCATCATCGCGGCGACTGACTTGTTATTCTCCGCGGCCCACTGGAGCCAGCCTTGACGCTTGGCCGGGTCTTTGACGGTCAATACCTCCCGGTGATGCTTAAAACTTACATCTGCGCACCGGTGCGCAGATGGGAAGGCCCGGACGACTATCCGGTAAATCCTGAGCGTGTTATATTCCTTCCCGACCTTCTCGGCGTAGTCCTTCAATGACCCATCGCCGACTTCCTCCGCCAGTTCTCCCCAGACCCACTGGCACCGGTCCACTTGCCGGGTAGCCCGCTCCTCGACGCGGCCCAGTTCCATCCCGGCCATTACCAGATCTTCCCAAGTTCGTTTAGTCATTCGGTCCCCTCCCTCTCACCATCTGTCCAGTTCAATCGCCGGAAAATGCGCTGGCCTTCCTCGGTGTCGATGCGGTAGAAACCCTCCTTCTTCCATTCGGGGAACTGTTTCCAGTTAGTCCCCAGCATAAAAGTCCAATGATGCCGGCCTATCGGTTCGCGGATAAGCCATTGCCGCTTCCCGACGATGTCCATCAATTGCTGGAGATCGGGGCGTCCATCATTAAACGCTTTGCGTTGCCGCTTGACAGAGGTGGCCTGGACGTATAACAGGACATCCACCTGCCGGGGGAGTGTCCGGAATTGCGGCAATAACTCCAGGTGGTCAGGCACTCCGTTGGGATCGTGGAATACTATGCCCCTGCCATCCCGGACCATGCTCCGGATGATGCCGGCAATCTCTTGCCTGTTGTCGCCGTGGATCATCTGGATTCGGTTGCGGTTCGCATTTCCGGCATCCTGATATGTTTGGAGTGTTTGGTTGAGTTCCTCCATGTTCGCTCGGTTTTGTTCCACGCACACCATCCGGTAGGAGGCGTCGCCATAGCGTCGGTGTAGTATCTCGGCTGCGAGTAACGGGCTGCCGATCAGGTCGCGCCCAGGGATGGGCTGACCGTTCCCGGCGTTGAGGTCGATATAGTAAAAGGGCGTTTCTCTATACTTGCCGGCGCACATCCCGACAGTCCATTCCATGATGCCCTCGAAATGGACCAGCTTGCCGTCTGTCTCTACTCCATGCCCGATATAGCCATTGGCGACATTCCCTTTGGGACCATCGACGATATAACCGGGTATTCTATTGGTCGGCATCGAATATCCTCCAGCTCTCCCGGCCCTCGATGCAGTAGGCGTCCTCGTCCTCGTCCGCCGCCTTCGGGAGTTGATGGCCCCAGGCGCCGGTTGATCCCTGCCGCCGTTCCTCGTCGTGTTGGTAGCAGTAGTGCAAAGGCATAACCGGAGCCTGGTTTATGTTCCAATAAAACCGGTCCCGGACTTCCCGGATGTAGCTGTCCAGAGTCCGCCCCTCCGGGACTTGCAAAATGCCGACGGTTATGAAGTCAACGGCGTGATTCTGGCAAGCCCCGACCGCCGCCGGGTTGGGCGGCATTGGTGGCGGTGTAAACGGATTCCCTCCTTCTGGCCGCCGGCTTGGATTCGGCGTCGGTGGCGGCGTTGGTCTTGGCGGAGCCTGGACGGGGTCGGTCGTTCCCTCGGATCGGATCGACCACCAGTAAGAGCCGAAGGCGCCGTCGTCTGTTTTATCGTCCTTGACGCGATCTGGAGCGATAACCAGATTCATAGCCTGACCGACTTTTGATCTCAGATATTCGATTAATTCGAGGTTGTCCCAATGGATGAAATAACCGACCGCATGGTCCAGTTTGGGCTTGCTCTGGTCAAGCCACGCCTTGTTTGCATCGTCGACGCTCTTGAGCATCCCGGCGATATTCCGCGGCTGAGCCTGAAACTCTGTGGTCGTCGTCGTTGTCATCTTAATCCCTCCTTTTGAATACAAGCCGCCCGCGGGTCTCCAGCCGGGCCTTGTCCAGTATCCGCAATGCCTCGGCGCCGTATCTGGTCGCCAAGCTTTTGACCGTTCCCGTGGCCCATTTGTCCGGGACTTCGACGGTCTCGACGTGGGCCGGGGTCAGGCATTTTTTTAGATCAGCCTCGTTAAAAACTTCCTTCAGCGGCCCAAAAGCCGGCTGGTCGTATTTGAAGCCCGCTTCCATCTGGCAGACATAAACCTCCGACGGGATGGACGTGGCCTGGTTCTCCTCCATCCGGCGATATGCTTCCTGTTCCAGGTGGCCCAGCGCCGCTTTGTATCCGTCCATCATCGCGCCGATGTGCTCCATCTGGTCGAGGAGTTCGGCGTCGGTTAGTGCGGCATGAATCTCGTTTAATTCGATCAGATTGTTTATTGCCATGTCCGCGCCTCCTTCTGTGCGATGAAGTCCGCCAGCGCTCGGCGCAAATCCCGGACTTTGACCATTGGCATCGTTGGTATTTGTGGTGTGACCATACTCCTTCCTCCTAATAAATCTACCTCGCCCCCTGGTCCGGCGAGGTCGCCTGACCGGGACGGCCTCAAGCATTAAGCGCCCCGACATAGTGGTAATCCCGGAAATTGATCTGGAGCATATGCGCCCAGCGATAGAACGTCCCGGAGCCGATCCCCAGGTCGGCGCAGCATAGGCTGACCATGTCCGGGCGAGCGCGGTGTTTTTCCAGGCTCTGCCGGATCACGGCCTCGATGGGGAGCTGGTATTCCAGTTCCAGAACCCGCTGGCTGGGTGTCGGTGTTTTCATTTGCCCTCCTCCTTTAATCTGCGCTCTCATTATACCAAACCGACAGACCAATTAACCGCAAGAATAACGCCGTTTATCTTGATGTGAAAAATTGCCCCATAGACGCCATAACTTTTGATTTAGGTAGTAAACTACCTTTCCACCGTAGAAAACGCCTGTGTGGCGATTTGACGGCCTCGTTTTTTCGGCGAAACCCTTAAAAATCGGCTTTTCGGGCCAAATCTGTCTTTTATGTTCTAATTCCAGTATTGGCCCACTTGCATTTTGTAGCGGACATATATATAATAAAGGCATGGAAAAGAACAGAAACGGAGGAGCAGCGATGACCATCGACCAGCTAAGCAAGAGAGTAAGGGCCAACGCGAAGCATAACCAAGCCAACAAAACGGCCAGGGCAAACGCCGAGCGGTTGATAAAAGATAAAGGCGTGAGGACATTGGCCGAAGCGCTGGGACTAAAGTAAACAAAACAGGAGGAGCCACCATGTGCGAGCATTGCAAAGTAGCCTACAGTTTTTTCTTCAGAGTCCAATATCACAAAGCAGACTGCCCGGTTATTGTGAAGGCCGGCAAATAAACCACCCTGATGATGGCTGGGGTAGCCCCCCAGCCGAAACTCCCTCCGGGGAGTCGGTGGAAGCTAAAAGATAGGAGGGACGAACATGGCAGACTTAAAAGGAGCGGCCCAGGTACGGCAAGGACAGATCAAATATACCACGCATTGCTTCAGCGGATTCGGGAAGTGGCAAGCGATGCTCCCGGAGGAGCCGGGCCAGATTTACTCCACCAATGAAAGAGGCGAGGGACTTTTTATCCTACGCGTGGACACCGGAGCGGTCCGGCAGATTGAAGGATTAGGCCAGTTCATGCCCAAGGACTTCGCCCACTTCAAGCGGCTGATGAGGAAAATGCGGAACGAAAAACGCGCCAACGCTGAAATTACTCCATCGGAACGGCTGGAGAAACTGGGCTCAGTTTTGGGGCGGATGTTACGGGTAGAGAGTTAAACCCTTGTCGTCGGTGGGCCGATACCTCGGCCCGCTTGGACAGCGATTTAATTGCTGAATAGTAGGAGGAACGACATGGCAGACTTAAAAGAAAAGGAAATCATGGAAACCAAAGTGACCTACACGGTCGAGGCTATCAACCGCCCATACGGCGCAGGGGATGCTATCCCCTGGAGCGATGCCGTCCGGACCGAGGGACTGACCGAGCGGAAGGCGATCACGCTGTATCGCAAAATCTATCGCTGGTATCATCCGGAACCTCACGCCTGGAGTGGACACGTCCGGATAGTCGGCTCAGACCGATGGACCTACACGGTCGAGCCGCCAGCACCAGGAGAACGGGCGACCCTCCAGGCGATGTACCACCTGGATGACCTGTAAGCATCATTGTCGTCAGCGGGTTGAGCAATCGGCCTGCCAACGACAGCGATTTAATTGCTGAATAATAGGAGGAACGAGCATGGCATTAGGCGATACGATCAAACTGGAGAAGGTCACGCTTCTGATCGCGACCGAGGTTTATACCACCGGGCCAGCAGCGAAGGGCGCCACGGGTTTGGATAATATCATGCAAACATTAAACGCACACCTGGACGCAGACTGCAAGATTCTGGATTCAAACGTTGAGGAGTACCGGCTGTTTCCTCATTTTCTATTGGTAGCAGCGGCGGCAAATGAGGAGCCAAAAGAATGACCCAGCGAGGGAAAGGACGACCACGGGACGGGGCGGCGCTCTGGCGGTCGCTTCGGCGCAAAGGGACCAGGATTCGGCAGCGCCTTGAAGCCGGCGGCATATATACGGATGTCCCATCGGGGCGGTCTGGCAAATCGCCGGGCCGTCCTCGGTTCGGACGCGAACACTTAACCGGGGCGGTTTGGGAGATTGCCGGAACGGTCGCCGGTCCTTGTATCAGCGTTTCCCATTGGGCGGGCGGGGTGCGGACTATGGCGACATTATACCCGACGATCCAGATCGCCCTGGACGCGGAACTCTACAACGCCGAGCCAGATAAACGGGAGGAATTATGACCACACCCGACACAGATTTTAATGGATGGCAAAATTGGGAGACATGCAACGTCGCTGAATCGTTAACGACTAACTACCCCTTGTATTGCATCGCCCAAGGGTATACCAGATATAGGACTCCTTATCTAAGCCTCCGGGCAGACCTGGCCAAGACATTTAACTTCTTGAAAACAAAGGACGGCGCCGATTTATGGGACGATGTCCTAGACATCGACGCGCTGGACGATATGCTCCGGGAACTCTGACCCGGCATACCGCCCGGAAGTCTGACCAGTAGCCCGGCCCTTTGGGGCCGGGTTTTTAAATGTGACAATAAAAATTTAGGGAACGCCTAAAGACGCCCCCAGCAGTAGAAAATCCAAGTAACCCAGTGGGTTGCAGCCCACAGAGTCCCGGCCAGTAAGCCGGAGGACCTTCTCCGTTATTTTACCAGATAGCTAGCGGAATAACAACGACCCGGTGGGTGATCGTCCACCGGGCCGCTTTTAGGAGGGTAGGAGCCGCCAGCTATCTCGGGATGGTCACCATATCCCGAGATAGCAAATCAATTATAGCCTATTTGACTGTGATCGGGACATCGACCAAGTTGTCGGTTATAGTCCGGGCCTTGACGGTACTGGCAACGACGAAGTCGGCGAGGTTGATTCCGTCACCGTCGCCGAACT